AACCGGGTTGGGTTTTAGGTTTGGCCGAAAATGAGCGAGAAACGCGCAAAAGCGCCAAATAAAGCAGAAAAAGCCGAAAGTTTGGCTACTTTTACCGAGATCGTAGACGGGGTTTTAGATCGTTGGCGGCAGCTTGAATTATTGCGCGACGACCACGCCGGCCACGTACTTATCGTTCGCGGTATCGCTCGAGAGCTTGAAAAAGACCCCGGCCAGCCGACATTATGGCGTGAGCTAAGAGTTACGTTTACCGACATTATGAAAACCCAAGGTAGCAACAATGACGAAATTAGCGCCCTTTTTAAAGATATCGACGCCACGCTACGCAACGCCCCGAAACCCTAAAAATAAGACGTTAGGTGCCGAGGTTGCGGCGGTTGCTAAAGGCCTTGGCGCCGAGCTTATGCCTTGGCAACGGCAGGTAGCCGACGTTGCTTTAGAAATGATCGTAGACCCGGCAACCGGGTTAGAGGTACCGCGCTTTAGGGAAATTGTCGTAACCGTACCGAGGCAGTCGGGCAAGACTCTTTTTACGTTGGCTTATGAATTGCAACGGGCGTTACGTTGGGGTAGCCCGCAAACTATCGCCTATACCGCCCAAACCGGTTGGGACGCTCGAAAAAAACTTATAGACGACCAAGTACCGCTAATTATGGCCGGGCCGTTAAAAGCGGCTTTAGATCGCGTTTATCGGGGCGCCGGTATGGAAAGCGTACGGTTTACTAACGGTAGCCGTATAGACGTTTTAGCCAATACCGCTACGGCAGGCCACGGCCGAATAATTGACCTAGGCATAATAGACGAGGCTATGGCAGATACCGACCATAGACGCGAGCAAGCTTTAATACCAGCTATGGCAACACGGCGTACCGCCCAACTTTTAATAACGTCTACCGCCGGTACCCAAGCCAGCATTTACCTACTAGCGAAAACCGACCAAGGCCGAAAAGCTATTAACGACCCGGCTAGCCGTATCGCCTATTTTGAATGGTCGGCCGATCTCGACGCCGACCCGTATGACCCGGCCGTATGGGCGGCTTGTATGCCCGCTTTGAGCTTTACGCAAGATATCGAGACAATACGACACGCCGCCGAAACGTTACCCGAGGGCGAATTTAGGCGGGCGTTTCTTAACCAGCAAACCGAGCAAGACGAGCGAGCAATACCCCAAAACGCTTGGCTAGCTTGCTGCAACCCGAAAACGGCGCCGGTAGCGCCCTTAACCTTTGCGATAGATACCGCCCTAGATAGGTCGGCTAGCTCAATAGCAGTATGCGATAACCAAGGCCGGGTAGAGCTAGTAGAAAACCGGGCCGGTACTAATTGGGTAGTGGATAGGTGCCTAGAGCTTGTACGACGCCACAAAGCCGGCCTAGTAGTAGACGGCTACAGCCCGGCGGCAGCGCTCATAGATCGACTAAAAAACGGCGGGCTAGACGTAACGACCTACACGCTAAAAGACGTTGGTATGGCTTGTAACGTGCTTTACGACGCCATTTTAGATAAGCAGATAAGCGTACGTAGCCATACCCGACTAGACGAGGCCGTAGCGCTCGCTAAACGTAAACCCGTTGGCCAAACTTGGCTTTGGGCAAGAACTAACGGCGACGCCGACCTAACCCCGCTTTACGCTATGACCCTTGCGTACCATAACGCCACTAACCGCCAGCAAACCAGCAAACCGCGTAGCAAAATTTACTAAACTAACCAAAGGCCACTAATGCTTAAACTATCCGTAATTATTCAAATAGCCGGGGCTACTCTTATTAGCGTGGCAATAGGACTAGTAAACGTACCCGGCGGGCTTGGCGCTTTTGGCCTTTTTACCGTTGCCGCCGGTATAGCTTTTGAACGTGACGGCCGCTAATGCTAGGCAAACTTTTTACCCGTAGCGCGTCGAGCGCCAGCATAAACGGCGCCTATATTGACGACCTAGGGCGGGTACGGCGTAACGGGGTAGATAGTTGGGCGGGCGTGAACGTAGACGCCGAAAATACGTTAGCTATACCGGGGCTTTGGCGCGGTATAACCCTTATAGCCGACGGCGTAGGCGCTTTACCTTGGGCCAGCTATCGCGGAGAGATCAAAGTAGACCCGCAGCCGGCAATACTTGAACGGCCCAACCCGCCCGAGACTCTTATAGAAACTAAAAGCGCTATGGTGGCCGGGCTTTTGGTACACGGCAACTATTTAGCGGTATTGGGGCCACCAAATGCGCAAGGCTACCCCGACGTATTGCACCCGGTAGACCCCGACAAAGTCCACGTATGGCGGGAACGTGACGGCGACGACGCCGGCCGCATTAAATACAAGATAAACGGCAGCGAATACGACCAAAGCGAAATACTGCATATTAAGGGCTTTTCTATGCCGGGCGACCTTTTAGGGTATGGCCTTTTACAAGCCCAACGGCAAGGTATCGGCGCTGCCGTAGCCCTTATGGAATACGCCGCCCGCTATTTTGACGGCGGCGTTACCCCGTCGGTAGTGCTTAAATCCGAAAACGACGACCTACAGCAAGACGAGGCCGACCAGCTTAAAGCTATGTGGCTTAACCATTACGGCGGCCGTTCACGTATGCCAGCCGTTTTAAACGCTAGTACCAAATTTGAGGTAGTTAGCGATAACGCTCAGGAAAGCCAAATGGTCGAGCAGCGCCAATACTCTTTAACCGACCAAGCCAATATGCTTGGCACCCCGGGTTACTATATCGGCGCCCCAAATAGCAACCGTACGTATAGCAACGTTGAGCAAGAAAACCAGCAGCTTATACGCTGGACGCTTACCCGTTGGCTTGTACGCATTGAACAAAGTATGAGCGATCTAGTACCTAGAGGCCAAACCGTCAAATTTAACCTAGACGGCCTTTTACGTTCGGATACGCTCGCCCGTTACCAAGCTCACCAAATAGCGCTAACTAACGGCTTTTTAACAGTAGACGAGGTTAGGGCGCTTGAAAATAGGGCGCCGTTAGGAGACGCTTAACCAATGCTAGAAACCCGCAACTATGAACTAGACCTAGAGGTACGCGACGTTGCTAACGAGCGCGTGATATGCGGTATTTGTGTACCGTACGGCGTCGAGCAACGTATACACGCCGGCTTAACCGAGGTATTTATACCCGGCGCGTTTAACGCGGTAACCCGGGCAGCTCACCGGGTAAAACTTTTGCTAGGCCACGACGCCAAAGCGTTACCGTTAGGCCGCGCTCAACTATTACGCGAGGATAGCGCCGGCCTATACGGCGAATTTCGCATAAGCAAGGGCAGCCGTAACGACGACGTACTAGAGCTTGTCGTAGACGGCGCCCTAAACCAGCTAAGCGTAGGGTTTATGCCGCTTAAAGACCGGCGCCGCCCCGACGGCGTCGTAGAGCGCGTAAAAGCTCATTTAGCCGAGGTTTCTTTAGTTACCTTTGGTGCATACGGCGAGGCCGCCGCGCTAACTGCCGTACGTGACGAGCTAGAAAACCCAAACCTAGAGGCCGCCAAAGCCCTTATAGCCAAGCTGGCTAAATGAGATCGACAAGCGTAACCGTAGGCACCACGCCAACGCTTTTGGTAGCGGCCGACGACCTTAACCGGTACGTATATTTGCACGTAGTCGGTAATACGGGCGTATACCTTGGCGGCTCAACCGTAACGACGGCAACCGGCACACTTACCGAAAAGCACACTACCCCAATAGAGTTTTTTATACCTAGCCGCCAAACCCTTTACGGCGTCGTAGCAACAGCTACCGAGGACGTAAGAGTATTAACGCCCGACGTAGATTAAATGCCGTACAGCGTTACAGATAGCGCCGACGGTTGCCAAGGTTGGGCCGTAATCAAAGACGCCACCGGCGAGGTTATCGGCTGCCACCAAACTAAAACCCAAGCCGAAAAGCAACTAACCGCCGTCAATATTGCCGAATACGGCACCGACGACCGAGCCGCGAAAATGCCGATAGCAGTAACCGACATAGACGGCACCCTAGTTACAGCCAGCCAACAGCCCTACGAGCCGGTAATAGAGGCCTTAGACGAGCTAGACGTAGCCGTAGTAGTGCTTACCGGCCGGGGCGAAAACCAACGCGCTAAAACCGAACAGCTACTAGAGGAAATAGACGTAGACTACAACGCGCTCATTTTGGCGGGCAGTCCCGAGGGCAAAGTAGACGCTATGGCCGATCTAGCCAAAGCTTACGACGTTATAGCAGTATTTGAGAATAACCCCGAAACCGTAGACGCCTACCGCAAACTTGGCGTACCGGTTACGGCGGTATCCCAACGCGCCAATATGGAAAAAGCGCAAGAAATCCGCCAAAAGCTATAAAAAGTTTGCTACCGTTAAAACTAACCGCAACCCAAGCGGCCGAGAGTGGCACCCCGCATAGGCGGCACCCCAACCCGGACAAATGGCACCCGGAAATAAAAAACCCGTAAAACCCATTAACCCGAAAAGGATATACCCCTATGTCTAACCCATTTCTTACCGGCTTGGTAGAAAAGCGCCAGCAGAAAACCGAGCTTATCGACGCGACAATGAGCCGCGCCGCCGACGAAAACCGCGACCTTACAGAGGTTGAGCTTTCCAATATCCAAGCTTTGGCAGCAGAGGCCGAAAAGCTCGACGCCCGCATTGAGCAGGTAAACGAGATCGAAACCCGCAACACCAAAGCCGCCGAGCTGGCCGCCAAGGTTGGCCCCGCAACCGAAACCCGCGAAATTGGCGGCGCCCGCGTCACCCGCGAGGAATTGACCTACACCGAGCGTGGCAGCAACGATTTTCTTACCGACGCGTTGGCCGCCGAATTCGGCAACAGCTACGAGGCCCGCGAACGTATCACCCGCCACCAGCGCGAAATGATCGTAGAAAAGCGCGACGTTGGTACGTCGGCTTTCGCTGGCTTGGTCGTGCCGCAATACTTGACCGATCTTTACGCGCCGTTGGCACGTGCCGGTCGCCCGTTGGCCGATATTTGCCGTAAGCACACGCTACCCGCCCAAGGTATGACCGTGAACATTTCACGCGTAACGACCGGTACGGCGGTCGGTTGGCAAGCAGCCGAAAACGACGTAGCAACCGAAACCAATATCGACGACACCCTTTTAACCGTGAACGTAAACACGATTAGCGGTATGCAAGACGTCTCAAAGCAAGCAATTATGCGCGGCACCAATATTGAGGGCGTCGTATTGCAAGACCTTATTAGGGCTTACCATACAAAGCTCGACCAAGGCATTATTACCGGCGACGGCACAAGCGGTACCCCGGTCGGTTTGGATAACTTGACCGGCGAAAACGTCGTAACCTACACCGACGCCAGCCCGTCAGTAGCCGAGCTTTACCCCAAGCTTGCCGACGCTATTCAACAAATCCAAAGCGGAATTTACGCGGGGCCAACCCACGTAATTATGCACCCGCGCCGCTTGGGTTTCTTGCTTTCCGGTACAGATACCACAAACCGCCCGCTTGTCGTGCCTAATGCAAATGGGCCAATGAACGCGACCGGCACCTACGGCAACCTTGGCTACGGTCTCGCCGGGCAGTATTCGATCTTGGGGCTACCGATCATTACCGACGCAAACGTACCAACCAACTTGGGCGCCGGCACAAATGAGGACGAAATCTACGTAGTAGACGCAAACGAGCTTCACCTTTGGGAAACCCAAGACGCGCCAATGTACGTACGTTTCGAGCAGCCCGACGGCCGCGTAGCTATCCGTATCGTACTTTTCGGTTTCGCCGCGTTTACCGGCGAGCGTTACCCCAAGGCCGTTAGCCGTATCACCGGCACCGGCTTGGTAACCCCAACCTTTTAACTAGAGGACGCCCCTAGCTGGCCCGCTTAACCGCCGGCTAGGGGTACCGACCAATGGCAAACCAAATAGACGCCCTAAAACGCGAACGGGAACACTACCTAAACCGAGGCCTTAAAGACCGAGCCGACCAAGTAGCCGCCACCCTAAAAGCTTTAGGCGTCGAGGATAAGCCAGCAAAGCCAGCCGCCCCGGCCGCCAAAACAGCAACGAACCCGGCGCCGGGGCTGGCTACACCTAGTAAGAAACCCGCAACGCGACGCAAGGGCAAATAATGGCTATTACTAACGGTTACGCAACGCTTAGCGAGGTAAAAGCCTATTTAAGCATTAGCGACGCGCTCGACGATACCGTACTAGAGCAAATGACCGAGGCCGCCAGCCGAACTATAGATAAGATCGCTAACCGCCGTTTTTATTTAGATACAAACGCCAGCGCCCGCTTATATCGGGTAACTAACCCTATATGCCTATTTGTAGACGACATAGGCAGCACTACCGGCCTAGTAGTTAAAACCGACGACGACGGCGACGGCACCTACGAAACGACCCTAACGCTAAACACCGACTACCTTTTAGACCCGTTAAACGCCAACCAGCTTGGGCGCCCTTGGACGCAACTAACCCGGCTCGATTACGACGAATTCCCGGTGCCGCTTAACTATCGGCCCGGCGTACAAGTTACCGCTAAATGGGGTTGGCCTACAGTCCCCGACGACATTAACCAAGCTTGCCTAATCCTTGTAGCAGACCTTTTTAAACGTAAAGACGCGCCCGGCGGCATAGTCGGCCTAGCCGAGCTAGGCACTATCCGTTTAAGTCCGTTAGGTCGAGATATAGCCGCTATGGTGAAACCGTACCGGCGGTTGGTGCTGGCGTGACCCCAAGCGCAATACGTGACGGCCTAAAAGCCAACATACAAGCCGGGGTAACCGGCGTACGTTGCTATGACGTAATACCCGATAGCGTAAACGTACCCGCCGCGATCGTCGGCCAGCTTGACATTACCTACCATACCGCTATGAAAACGCTAGTAAATAGCGCCACTATTGAGGTATTAGCCGTAGTGTCACGTATGGACGCCCGTAGCGGCCAAAACTCTTTAGATACCTATATAGCGCCCGAGGGTACCAACAGCTTTAAAGCAGCTATAGAGGCCGACCCAACCCTAGGCGGCGCCGCTTTTGACCTAATATGCACTAGAGCGCAACCCGGAACTATTACTATTAGTGGCATAGACTATTTGCTATACCGTTTAGAGATCGAGGTAACAGCGTGAAAACTTACGAGGTAGTAAGCGACAAAGTAGAGGGCTTTAAGCCCGGCGACGTCGTAAGCGAAAATGAGCTACCCGGCGTGAATTTTGACGCTTTAGCAGAGTCCGGCCACGTAAAAGAAACTAACCCAAAACCCGTAAAGGATAAGTAAAAATGCCATACGTCTTAAAGTCCGTTAAGGTAACCGTTAATAGCGTCGATCTTTCGGCGTATGTAGTGGCTACCAGCCTTACCCGAGAATTTGAGCAAGTCGATAATACGACAATGTCTAGCGGCGGCGCCCGATCATACGGCGCGGGGCTTGAAAATAACACGCTAGAGGTTACTTTCCTTTCCGACTTTAGCGCTACCGCCGTCTATGACACTCTTAAAAGCTTGGTAGGTACTACTACTACCGTTAAGGTAAAGCCAACCAGCGCCGCTACAGCCGCCACGAACCCCGAGTTCACACTTACGGGGTGTACGCTACTTTCGCTACCTTTGGTGGACGGTACCGTAGGCGACAATGCGCAAATGGTGGCGACTTGGGTAGGCGGCGCCTATACCGTCGCTACCGCATAATTTAAGCCAAATTTAGAAAGGTTAAGCAAATGGCAAAACTAGCTATAAATATCACGTGGAAAGACGGAACGGCGCAAGAGGTACGTATCACCCCGGCCGCTGAGGTCGCTTTCGAGGACTGGGCCGGGGTTGGTTTGCATATTGCGCTATCCGCCGAACACGGCAAAAATAAAAACGTTTACCGGCTGGCTTGGGAAAGCCTTAAAGCTGCTGGTACCGTCGTTAAACCGTTCGAGGACTTTCTTAAAGAGATAGACGACGCCGACCTAGTAACGACAACGGTAAACCCTACGTAAAGGGCGGCCGACTATACGAGCTAGCCGCCCTAGGCGCCGAAACGGGCCTAAGTTACCACGATCTAACTACAGCGCCCGACGGCTATATAGACGCTTTAGTAGACTATTTGAATAAGCAACACGAGGCACAAAAGAAAGCAGCAAGACGGCGCTAAATGGCAACTACCGGCAGCTACGGTTACCGCGTCGAGGGTCGCGGCAATATTAAAATACAGGGCATAACCAAAGCCCAACGCGATATACGAAACTTTGACGAAAACGCCCAAGACGACCTAAAAGTAGTGCATTTAGAAAACGCTAAAATCGTTGCCGCCGTAGCCGGGCGCTTGGTGCCATACAAGACCGGCAAACTAGCCGAAAGCGTACGAGCTGGGGCGCTCAAAAATTCGGGCGTAGTACGCGCCGGGTTTCCACGTAAAGACCCGCTTTACGCTGGCCCTATCCACTTTGGCTGGCCTAAACGACGTATAACGCCTAACCCTTTTATTTATGACGCGCTCGACCAACGTAAGCAAGAGGTTATACAAAACTACGTAGACGCCATAGACCGACTAACCAATAAGTACGGGCTACGCTAGAGCTATGACTAAGCCCGTATCCGTACCTATCGTTGGCAACGCCGGGCCGTTACGTAAAGAGCTTAGAGGCGCCAGCGACTCGCTAGGCAAATTTGGTACGTCGGCCGGTAAAACGTTTAAAAAATTTGGGCAAGCTGCCGGTATTGCTTTTGCTGCCGTCGGCGCCGGGGCCGCGATCTTCGCCAAAGACGCCATAGGCGCCGCTAGTGACCTACAAGAAACGCTAAGCAAAACTAACGTTATATTTGGCGACGCTGCCGAGGCGGTAGTCGAATATTCCGAAACTACAGCCAAGAGCATTGGCCAAAGCCAGCAAGAAGCGCTAGACGCCGCTAGTACGTTCGCCGTTTTCGGTAAAAGCGCCGGGCTAGCCGGTACCGATCTAGTTAATTTCTCGACCGACTTTGTAACCCTTGCTAGCGATATAGCCAGCTTTAACAACGCCGAGCCTAGCGAGGTAGTAACCGCTTTAGGTGCCGCCCTACGCGGCGAAAGTGAGCCTATGCGGCGCTTTGGCGTACTTATTAACGACGCCAGCCTAAAAACGGCAGCGCTTGAAATGGGCATATATGACGGCAACGGCGCTTTAACAGCACAAGAGAAAATTTTAGCCGCTAACAAGCTTATTTATGAGCAGACCGGCGACGCGCAAGGCGACTTTTTACGCACCAGCGACGGCCTAGCCAACCAGCAGCGCATACTTAAAGCCCGGCTTAAAGACGTTTCGGCCGAGGTCGGCAGCAAACTACTACCGGCAGTAAATACGGCCGTAGGGTACCTAGGCGACCTTTTCGACGTATTCGACGAGGGCGGCGCCGGCGGCGTATTCGGAAAGCTTAAAGACGACCTAGGTAAAGGTTTTAGTATCGCTTTTGAATGGATTAAAACGACCGGTATACCGCTAGCGAAAGACAAACTAGCCGAGCTTGGTAAAGCGTTTTGGGAATGGATTAAAGACGTAGTACCGCCAGCGCTTAGAGCT